TGGCAATAGACAATCACCCTAAGATTAGGGAAGCTGAACAGATTAACGCAGAGTACAGAAAGACTACTGCACTGTCTCAGCTACAGGCCAATCATCCTGACATGGAGACAATCCTGAAGGACGAGAAGTTTGCAGATTGGATTAAAGCATCTAAGATACGGACTCAGTTGTTTGGACAAGCGGACAAACAGTACGATTACGAAGCAGCCAATGAGCTGTTTAATCTATGGAAGGAACGTAATCAGGTTGTCCAACAGACAGCACAGGCTGAACAGGCAGGACGCAAACAAGCTGTTAAGAAGGCAGCTACAGGCTCCGCTAAGGGCAGTACAGAATCTAAAAAGAGAAAGATTTACCGAAGGGCAGACATTATTAAACTTATGCGTACAGACCCTGAACGATATCAGTCATTGTCCGAAGAGATCATGAAGGCTTATCAAGAAGGGAGGGTACGAAACTAATCTATTAAGGAAATCTTAAAATGGCTACTTCAGTATATCCCAGTCAAACAGGTGCGGTAGATAATGCCCGCGCCGCAACTTTTATCCCCGAGATTTGGAGTGACGAAATCGTTGCTGCATATCAGTCTAACCTTGTCCTTGCTAATCTTGTTAAGAAGATGTCAATGACTGGTAAGAAGGGTGACACCATCCACATTCCTAAGCCCACCAGAGGCGTTGCTACTGCTAAGGCAGCAAAGACCGCTGTTACTATTCAGGCTGACACTGAGGGTGAAGTACAGATCGTAATTGATAAGCACTTTGAATACTCTCGTATGATTGAAGATATTACAGAAGCACAAGCTTTGTCTTCACTCCGACAGTTCTACACCGGAGACGCAGGTTATGCTCTTGCCAAGCAAGTAGACAATGACTTGTTTACTTTGGGTAAGTCTTTTGGTGACGGTGACGGTTCAGACTGGACTAACAGTGCTACGTTTATTGTTAATTCAGGCGGCACTGGCCTTGACGCTTACGCAGGGGCAGGTACTGTAAATGCTTTCACTGATGCTGGCTTCCGAGCTTTGATTCAAAAGATGGACGACGCAGACGTACCGATGGACAACCGTTCATTTGTTGTACCTCCTTCACTCCGTAATGCAATTATGGGTGTTGAGCGTTATGTGTCTTCTGACTTTGTTGACGGTCGGGGTGTACAAAACGGTAAGATTGGTAACTTGTACGGCATTGACGTATTCGTAACCAGCAACTGTCCTTTGACGTACACCACCACTGTTAAAGCTGCCTTCCTTGTCCACAAAGACACGATGGTAATGGCTGAACAGCAAGGCATCCGCTCACAGACTCAGTACAAGCAAGAGTTCTTGGGTACGCTTTACACGGCAGATACTCTGTACGGTGTTAAGACGTTACGTCCAGAATCAGGTTTTGTATTGGCTGTAGCCGCTTAATCTATAAAAATATGTGTGAGGGAAAGCCTTAGGGTAAGTACCTCACTTTTTATTCATTTATTTTTTTAGTAACAGCGGAGAGTAAGTATGGCGATATTTAGAGGGGACGGAGGATCTGGAGACAGTAGTACAGATGCCTACGCCAGTCAAATAGCAGTCTACGCTCAAACTGCTACTACAAAAGCAAATGAAGCTGAAGCCTCTGCAACGGCAGCGGCAGCTAGTGCTACTAACGCTGCTTCAAGTGAATCTGCTGTAGATGCAGACGCGATTGCAGCCGCAGCCAGCGCCACAGCAGCCGCTACAAGTGAAACAAACGCTGCAACTTCAGAAACTAATTCAGCCACTAGTGCAACCGCTGCGGCAACCAGTGAAACTAATGCAGCCACTAGTGCTACTAATTCAGCAACCTCTGCAACCAACGCAGGAACGTCAGAGACGAACGCAGCGGCCAGTGCTACCACAGCTACTACTAAGGCTACGGAAGCCGCCACAAGCGCCTCAAATGCGTCTGGGAGTGCCACAGCGGCCAGCAACAGTGCCACTAACGCTGCTACAAGTGAAACCAACGCAGCCACTAGTGAAACTAATGCTTCAACCTCTGAAACAAATGCCGCAACCAGTGCAACTAACGCTGGCACTAGTGAAACTAATGCAGCAGCCAGTGCTACAGCAGCATCGACGAGTGAAAGCAATGCAGCTACTTCAGAAACCAACGCAGCAGCAAGTGCCACCAGCGCATCCAATAGCGCCACCACAGCTACAACCAAAGCAGGTGAGGCAGCAACTTCAGCTACAAATGCAGCAACTTCAGCTACAAATGCTTCAACTTCTGAAACAAATGCTGGCAACTCTGCAACGGCTGCTGCTACGTCAGCTACCAACGCTGCAACCTCAGAAACCAACGCATCTAACAGTGAAACAGCGGCGTCTACGAGCGAAACTAATGCTGGCGCAAGCGCAACGGCAGCAGCAAGTAGTGCTACAGCAGCAGCAACCAGTGAGTCAAACGCAGCAGCAACTTTAGCAGCTTCCGCGCTAAAAGCTAACAATTTATCTGACTTAGCTGACGCAGCAACTGCCAGAACTAACTTAGGTTTAGGCACAGCGGCTACTACTGCTTCTACGGACTACGCTACTGCTGCTCAAGGTACTTTAGCTGACTCAGCATTACAATCAGACTCAACTCTAAACGCAGACAATATGACAACAGGTACGCTTTCAGGCGGCACTTACTAAAGAGGAACTTAAACAATGGCTACAACGATTGTAACTAAAAATGGCACAGGTGCCCCAACGGACTCCGACTTAGTAGCTGGGGAGCTTGCCGTAGACTTAACTAACGGACGTTTGTACACAACTGATTTAGATAGTGGTGGTACTGTTATTGAAATTGGGTTGAACCCAAGTGGCAACGTAGACGTAACGGGTACTGTGACTGCTGATGGTTTGACTGTTGATGGTGATGGGACGCTACAGTCAAATGCTAGTTCATCTGTTCCGACTTTAACTCTTAAGGACACTGATACTAGTATTTCTGTTGGGCAGTCATTAGGTCGTTTATCGTTTTCTTCAGCAGATGCTTCACCGGACGCGGCAGGAGAAAGAGCTTACGTTCGCGGTTATCTAATTGATGGAACTAATTATGGTGTAGATATTGGTGCTATGGCATCTGGCGGGTCGCCAACAAAACGACTTACAGTTTCTGGAAGTGGAGACATCAGCTTCTACGATACTTCTGCAAATCAAGCGTTGTTCTGGGATGCTTCGGCAGAGTCGCTGGGAATCGGCACGACGAGTCCTAACAATCGTATTGATGCCGTAGAAGCTCAAGGTACTGTGGCAAACGTATTAGCAAATGGGACTTATGTCGCTAAATTTACAGGAAATACGACATACACGACAGGAGCCTCACAGGGAATTTTAATTGGCGGGGTAGACGGAAGTTTAAGAGGTGTCGCATTAGTCGCAGAGGCACAAAGCGCACTTAACGATCATGATTTTATTATTGCAGTTTCAGGAACCTCCGCAACTCCAACAGAACGCATGCGCATCGACTCATCAGGCCGACTACTGATTAACAAAACGTCATCTACAGGCAGCCTGTCATTAGAGTCTCAAGCACCTACAGGTTTTAGTGTAGGCTCTGGTTTTTATAGTGACGCAACACAATCAACCATTGAGTTTCAAGACACCAACACTACTGCTAACTATAAAGTCCGCATCGGGTCTGAAACCGATGACCTGCTTATGTTTGCTGGTGGCAGCGAACGCATGCGCATAGATGCAAGCGGAGGTATCAGAGCAGCTACGGGCAGTCGTTTTCTAGCTGCATCAACTGGTGAAGCAACCCCCGACTATTCGTTTACTTCTGATGGCTCTATGGGAATGTATCGTGTTCCGGGCAGTCTTTGTTTTTCTACGGGTGGTACAGAACGCATACGCATTGATGCAAGCGGTAACTTGTTGGTTGGGAAAACGAGTGCTAACAGTTCCATTGCTGGTGTTCAGATATTACCTGAAGGTGATGTAGGCGTAACTAGAGATGGCAGTCACGCACTATTACTTAACAGGTTAACCTCTGACGGTGACATTGCAATATTCCGCAAAGACGGCACAACAGTCGGTAGTATACGGACAATTTCTGGTGACAGTATTGGTATTGGCACTGGCGTTGCAGGGTTGCGCTTTATAAACAGCACTAATCGCATCCAACCTGTTGATATGTCTACTGGGTTAAACAGTGATACGTTAACAAGCCTTGGTGATACTAACAAACGCTTCAAAGACCTATACCTGTCAGGCGGTGTCTACTTAGGCGGTACAGGCGCTGCTAATAAGCTAGACGACTACGAAGAAGGGACGTGGACTGCCGCTATTAATTATGGAACGCCGACTGGGACAGCGGCAACTTTATCTGAAGATGGAGGCACTTATACAAAAGTCGGGCGTTTAGTAACGGTCAACGCAGAAATAGATGTTTCAAACACAAACGGCGGTAGTGGCGACGTATATATTCTAGGACTGCCTTTTACAGTAGCAGACTTACTCTCTCCAACAGGTTTAGAAGCAAGTGGCATAATAGGGTACTTCACCGGCTTCTCTAGTGGTGTAAATAGCATGACTGTTGGTGCTACTGACGGGGGAACTTATATGGGTTTGTACGGCTTAACGAGTTCTACTGCAACTGCGATAAACACTATTACTGCGGCGGATATGGGAACCGGAGAACTGAGATTAAGTCTCACGTATTTTACAACTTAATTATCTCAAGTGGACTCTTGAGACGGACTAAAGGAGAAACAAAATGGCATTAACAGAACGAACAGTCGAAGACAAAATTGAAATAGTCGGAGACTACAAGCACGTTCAGGTACGCACTGCGACGGTTATTGAACGAGATGGTGTTGAGATTTCACGGTCTTACCACAGGCACGTCATTATGGCTGGTCAGGACTACAGCAACGAATCAGCAGAAGTACAAGCGATTTGTGCAGCGGTTCACACGGCTGAAGTCATCGCAGCATTTGAAGCATCACAAGGAGACGCACCATGACAACTTGGACAATCTCAACATTAGAACGTGAGTTACAGGGCGACTTAGCGGGTGGCGTAGTTGTAGCCCACTGGCGAGCTACTTTAGTAGACGGTGAACACTCAGCCTCTAGCTACGGCACTTGTGGCTTTACCCCAGACCCTTCAGACCCTTCATTTGTTGCTTACGACAGCATCACAGAAGACATGGCTTTAGGCTGGTGCTGGGCAGAACTTGACAAGGACGCGATTGAAGCATCACTGGCAGCAAAGATTGAGCTAGACAAGAACCCAACAAAAGGAGTAGGCGTCCCATGGTAATACTAGAATACATTAACGCAATTACAGCTTTGGTCACCGCATGTTCAGCGATTACAGCTTTAACCCCAACGCCTAAAGATGACAAGATCGTTAGCAAGTTGTACAAGCTGTTGGAGATTGGTGCTTTAGTAGTTGGTAAAGCGAAGAAGTAATGCAAGAGGAAGCAAAGGCCGTAGTAGACGTAGTAGCGGTAACAACTACAGTATCAACCCTGATGGGTTGGCTTCCTGCTGTGGCCGCTGCTTTAAGCATTATATGGACTGTCATTAGAATCGTTGAGACTGATACAGTCAAAAACTTAATCCACAAAAAGAAGGACTGACGATGTGGAGTACGTTGATCTTATTGGATCAATCTGGCCCATCTTTGTGGGCTTTATTGTGCTTGTCCTTACTTTGGGTAAGCTAATGTCCCGTATGGACGTAGTGGAAGAAAAGATTAAAACTCTGTTTGATCTCTGGAATAATCGTAATGAGTAAGACAAAAAGTACTAGTCTTAGAACTGTTAAGACAGGTCAAGCTGAAATTGATCGTCAGTTAGACGAAGAGTACGCAAAGACTGCTGTAGCTTGGTGGGACGTTAGAAGACCGGAAATTTACTTTGGTATCAAAGGTGAGCGTACTGACGAACAAAAAGAGCTTGCTAGAAGATTTAGACAGGAGTGGTCTGGAGGAACTGGTGTAGGAGCTAGAGGAGGAAGTAACGCTTTAAATTCTTACATTGAAGGGAGTGTTTCGGCAGACCAGTTAAACTCTAACTGGGGTTCTGAAAATTTACAAGCTCTTATTAAAGCCGGTGAGTTTTCTTCTGAGGCTTTTGAAGAAGGAGGAAACTTTGGAGAATACCTTAGTTCTCAATGGGAAAATGTATCTCAATTTATGGGAGATACAGCAACAGGCCCAGACGGTTCTTTAGGAAGTCTTAGCTCAGCTCCTTCACAAATAGCTGGAGAAAAAGGAAGATTAAGTGCTGATTCCTATGCACAACAGGCATATTTAGATAATATAAGGGCTGCTGCCGATCAAGCTGGAGTTCCTTTTTATGTGGATGGCCCTGCTAATTCATCCTACGAGTTAAACGTAGGCCAGTACGATGACGTTCCTTTAGGGTCATACCATACCGTTAGAGAACCAGATAGCATTGGTGAAATACTATTTGAAGCTATTCTTAAAACTATTGTTATAAGTACTTTAACAGGAGCAGTTGGAGCAGAGTTACAAAGTTTATCAGAAACTATAGGTGCTGCGGGTGAATTAGAAAGTTTATCAACAGGTTTAAATATTTATGAAACTTCTGATGCAGCTAATACTGTAGCTACGGTTTTAGATACCATAGGTGCTGGTTTACAAGGTTTAAACGCTGCTTCTGTATCTTCCGGTGGTGCAACAACAGGGCTTACTCTTTCTAATGTATTACAATACGCTGCTGATATTGCACCAGAGCTGTCTACTACGCAAGGCGTTTTAAACGGGTTAGATTTTGTTTTAGATGTTTATAACTCAGGCGCAACACAAGCTGCTTTAGATGCAGCAGAAAATGCAGGTGCTCCTGATTCAGTAATAACAGAAGTGCCAGAAGAAGAAGAAGAAGTAGTCTCCTTAGAAGCAGACCCAGAGCTTATGGGTGAAGAAAAGATTATGGAATCTGAAGGACTTGAGCCTGAGACTGTAACAGGAACAAGTAATCGTATTACAGATCCAGTAGGTTCTGTTGGTACTGCTGAAGATTCTTTTTTAAACGAAGACTTTATTAGTGAAGCTTTTGAAAACAAAAGGTACTCAGACGCTACTTCAGAAGAAATACAAGCTATTGTAGATTCTGTTGAAGAAGAGTGGGGAGATAGTTGGGACAGATTAAGCGACCAGTCAAAAGAACTAGAAATAACTGGTAGAATTAATGATTACGTAAGAGACAACACCGTAAACATAAAAGACCTGTATAGAATTTTTCAGGCAGAGTTAGGCAGAAGACCGACTACTGAAGAAATTAATGACATCTTAGGTGGCACAAAAGGTACTATTAAAGGTACTGATGACATTGTAACCGAATATATTGATAGTACATTGCCTGTAGGTGAAACTACTGTTACTGAAACCATAGGAGAAGAAGACTTTACTACTGATCCTTTACCTGTTCCTGACACTACTCCCGATGCAGTTAAAATTCAAGACGTAGGTTTTGAAGTTACAGAACCTGCAGTAAACGTAGAAATAGATCCTTACATACCGGAACAACCAACAACTGACACCACTGGTGGTGGTGCTGCTGAAGAAAGTGCTGAGGCAGCGGCAGTGACTGAAACAACAGATGCAGAAGCTGCTTTAGAAGAAGCAGTAGCTGAAACAGGAGGCGTTGTAACAACTCAAGGAGGAGACGCTGGGCAAACTTCTCCTGTTATTTCAGACGCTGATGAAGAAGTAACTACAAGTGACCGGCCTTTTTGGATAATACGGGACGGTGTAGTCTACATTAGAGACATTGACAATATTGATGAATGGCTGCCAGCAACTAATATTCCTGACTGGCTTCCTACTGAAGACGGTGTTTATGGGCAAAGTGGCGAACAAATTGACGAAGATGAAGAAGACATACTAGGCACACCAACTACAATACCTTCAACAAGTACAGAAGTAGTAGAAGAACCGGACACGACGGTTGTTGATGTTCTAACTGGAAATTCTACTGAAACTGTAGATGAACTTATAACTGACATTCTTACGGACACTGTTGTTAATCAAGGTACAGAAAATGTTGTTGTAGAAACAAATGGCACAACAACTGGTGGTACAGATACTGGTGGCACAACAACTGGTGGTACAGATACTGGCGGTACAGATACTGGTGATGCAGAAGTTGGTGATGCAGAAGTTGGTGATGCAGAAGTTGGAGATGGAAATGAAAATGGAGATGGTGATGGAGATAAAGACGGAGACGACTCCGGTGATGGTGTTTTAGGTTTAGGAGGTTCAGGTTTGCTTTCAATAGAGTCACCGTCAATTTTTGAACCTAACTACCAACCTTTAAGTTATGACACAGAGCTTTTAAAACCAAGAATGTTTGATTTTATAGACTATAATCCTCTTAGGACTAGAAGATGACGTATTTAGAATTAGTAAATGGGGTCTTACGAAGACTCAGAGAAAATCAAGTCTCTGCTGTAGACCAAAACCCTTATTCTCTCCTTATTGGTGATTTAGTTAATGATGCTAAAAGGATTGTAGAAGATGCTTGGGATTGGTCTGCTTTACGAACAACACTAACAATTACAACTACAGCGGATATTTTTAACTATGTGCTTGTAGGCAGTGGTAATAGAATTAAAATTATTGACGTTATTAATGATACGTCTAATTGGTTTATGACTTACAAAGACACTCATTGGATGGACAATGCTTTTTTAAATGAGACTCCTCCAAAGTCAAGCCCTACGTTTTATAACTTTAACGGTGTAGATTCTAACGGGGACACTCAAGTTGATTTATATCCAATACCTAACGGAGTATACACAATACGTGTAAACTGCGTACAACGAAACCCAGACTTAACTGAGGATACTTCTCAGCTTATTATCCCTCACATGCCTGTACTACACATGGCGTTGGCTTTAGCAGCCAGAGAAAGAGGAGAAACTGGGGGTAGGTCAGCAGGAGAACTATTAAGTTTTGCTCAGAATTACTTGTCCGATGCAATAGCTTTGGACGCTTATAAACATCCAGAAGAAATGGTTTATAGGGCAGTCTAATATGGCTCAAGACAGACAAAATATAACGATTGCTGCTCCAGCCTTTAGAGGTCTTAACACACAAGACTCTCCTATTACGCTGGATGCTTCCTATGCGTCCATTGCAGATAATTGCATTATTGACCAATTTGGACGTATAGGCTCTCGTAAAGGCTTTACCGCTGTAACCACAAGCACAACACCCATAGACGGTAGTAACGGGCTTGAGGTTATTAAAGAGTACATAAACCCCACTGGTAACAATGTTGTTATTTCAGCGGGTAACAATAAGATATTTACTGGCACTACAACGCTAACTGACGCTACTCCCGCAGCCTACACAATTACAGCTAACAACTGGAAGATGGTAAACTTTAATGACCATCTTTATATGTTTCAAAGAGGATACGAGCCTTTAATCTACTCTGCTCATGCAGGTGTTGTAGAAAAAATGTCTTCTCATGCTCATGCGACCGGCACTCCACCACAGGCTAATGAAGTATTAGCAGCCTTTGGTAGACTTTGGGTTGCAGACTTTTCCGCTGACAAGTCCACTATTTATTGGTCTGACTTGCTTGACGGATCTGCATGGTCTGGAGGTTCTTCAGGTTCCATTGATATTAGCAAGGTATGGCCCAACGGTTTAGATGAGATTGTAGCTTTAGCAGCACACAATAACTTTTTAATTATATTTGGCAAAAACTCCATTGTTGTCTATCAAGGAGCCACAGACCCTACTACAATGTCTTTGACGGACACTATAGCCAATGTAGGTTGTATTGATAGAGACACTGTACAGCCCACAGGTACTGATTTAATTTTTATGTCCAGTGAAGGGCTAAGAAGTTTTGGAAGGACAATACAAGAAAAGTCAATGCCCGTTAGGGACATCAGTAAAAATGTCCGTAATGATTTACTGTACATTAACGCACAGCAGGTCAACAGCCCCCTACGGTCTATCTACAGCCCTGAGGAAGCTTTTTACTTACTGTCTTTTTCTGACTCAAAGTACGTTTATTGTTTTGATATGAGGACTCCTTTAGAGGATGGCTCTCATAGGGTTACTACATGGTCAGACACGACTCTTAGGGGTTTAGAGAGGCTACAGGACGGTACTCTGTACGTAGGCAACACTAACGGTATTGCTACTTACAGTAACTATCAGGATTACGGACAGCCTTATGATATGTCTTACTTTAGCAACCCCTTATCCTTTGGGGATACTTCAAGACTAAAGATTTTAAAAGAAATTATTATAACATTTATGGGAGGTCAAGGAGCACAGGCAGTTATTAATTGGGGATATGACTATACTCAAGCGTACACTAAGCAAATTGTAACCATTGATTCTGGTAGCCAAACAGCTTATTACAACGAAAATGAATATAATGTATCTTCTTCAGAATACAGCCCCTCCATCATTGTGGACAGACCCAAGACTAAAACAACAGGTTCAGGGACGGTAGTAACCATAGGTATGGATGCTACTATAAATCAAAACGCTTTATCTTTGCAGGAAGTTAATATTCAAGCTTTAATAGGTAGGATGATCTAATGAGCAACTATACAAAGACTACAAACTTTA